ATTGGCACCCAGATAGGCCGCGCCCCAGTCGACGCGATAATCGATCCGGCTGTCCGGATCCTTGACGAACAGGCTCATCGGCTGCTCCTGCAGGTAAAGGTTGAGCGGAAACGCCGCGCTGCTCAGGGGCGGCGCGGCAAAAGCAACCGGGCTGGAGCGCCCGGCCGTTGCGTCTGAAAGGGGCGCACCATGAGCGGCATGGGCCCGGTCCGGCTGGCAGCCACGCGGCGCGCACTGCCCGATGCGACCGGCATCAAGCCAAGGGCATCACCCCGCAGCATGAGGAGCTTCCATCTGCTGTTCGGCCAGCTTCCGTGCGAGGGCGGCCATCAGGAAAAGGCAGAGCTGATCGCTGCGAATGCCATAACGCTCGTGCTCGCCGGTGTCGGACTGCCACGTGTCGTGGCAACACCAGCCATAGCGTCGCCAGTCGAGCCCATGGTCTTCCATGATGGCAAACGCGCTCTGGGCACGAACGCCAAAATGACGCCGCGCGAGGTCCGGCCCCTTCGCCTCGACCGCCTCGTGCCATTGAAAGAATCCCAGCTCGTCGATGATCTCGATTGCAGCTGCGTATTCGGCCTCGCTCATGGCGCCGATCCACAATTTGTCGCGCGCATCAGACGTGCTGATCGCGCCCGAGACCGCGTGAATCTCCGCCCAGCGCAACTGGGGACGCCCCAGCAGCACCAGATTGTCTGCGCCCGGAGCAAAGCCGCGGCTGGAATAGCCGTTTAAGCTGGCCGTTGCGATCAACACGTTGCCGCCAGGCTGGCCGCCATAAGCCGACAATCCCAATGTCCCGGCGACGCCGGTCGGGTCGGCGATCGAGCCGATACCCGGCGCGCTGTTCCAGAAATCGGGATGATAGAAATGGGCATCGCCCAGATAGAATTGGGTGCCGGCCCGGCTGTGGAGCTCGCCGCCGAATTGCAGCGAATAGCCCGCGATGCTGGGCCCGCGCACCTCGAGCCGGGCATAGGAAGCCGAACTGCCGACCCCCAGGCTGGCATTGCTGGCGACCCAGTTTCCCGCCGGATCGCGCGGCAGATAATCATGCGCATGCGCCAAAGGCGCATAGGACCCCGCTGGCTGCTTTGCAGCCAGGGCATCGACCAGCCCCTCGATCTGCGCCAGCGCATGGCCATGGTCCGAGCGGTCCTCGCGCATTGCGAACCAGTGCGCCGCCACGGTCAGCGTGATCGTCTTGAGCCCGGCGGCAAAATCGATCGCCATACCCGTTGCCGAAGCGAGCACTAGATGCCGGACCAACAAACCGTCGCTGATCTCGCCCTCGCCGATTTCCCACTGGTGCTCATGGGTGATCCCGGCGATGGAATAATGGAAGCGCGCGCCAGCGGGCACGGCATCGGCAAAGCGGCGATGGCCGGGCGTGGCCCCGCCCAGCATCAGCGCGCCGGTGCCGGTGCCGGTGCTGGTCTCGCGCACCAGATCGGCAAAGAAGAGTTCGCTCATCGAGGGGTGTCCATTTTAGGCGGGCAGCAAATGCCCGCGCGGCAAGGGGGGAAACCGCGCGGGCACCATCCCGGCAGGGATGTCCGGGCGAGGGTTGTGCGATCAGCTCGCGGCGAACTTCATCAGCTTGATCGCTTCGGAATTCATCACCTGGCCCCCGATCCGCTTGGTCGCATAGAAATGCACGAAGGGCTTGTTGGTGAACGGATCGCGAAGGATCGTCGTCGCGCTGCGTTCGGCGATCAGATAGCCGGCGCGGAAATTGCCGAACGCGATCGACAGGCTGTTCGCCGCGATATCGGGCATGTCCTCGGCCTCGACCACCGGATAGCCGAGCAACGTTGCGGGCTGTCCCGCTGCCAGCGAAGGCTGCCACAGGAAAGCCCCGTCATCGCTCTTCATCTTGCGGATACGCGCCAACGTGGACGAGTTCATCACGAAACTGGCCCCCTGGCGATAGGCGGGACGCAGCGCATGGACCAGATCAACCAGTCGGTCCTCGGGCGAGACGCTGGCGAAATTGCCGTCCGCGCCCGAGGCGACATATTGCAGCGTGCCGAAGGCGCGTGCGGCATCATCCTGCGGCGTCGGCGTGCCGTTGAGGAACCCACGCGGGCGATTGGTGCCACTGCCATGGATGAACGCAGCCCCTTCGGCGCGGGCGAATTCCTCGGCAATCTCGCCCGCCAGCCAGGCTTCGACATCGAAGGCGGCATCGTCGAGCATCGCCTGGCTCGCCGCCGGATTGGCGTAGAGCTCGCCCGAAGGCGGCGCGATTTCAGCAAAGGCTGGCGTGTCGGTCTCGGGCCGCGCCGCCGTCTCGCTGACCCAGCCCGAGGGCGTGCCGCCGGTGGTCACCAGCTTGCGATAGCCCGCCGTGCCGGTCTGCACGACCTGCGCGATCGAACGGATCGGGGAGATATCGACGAGCGTGCGGGCGATCAGCGCATCGATTTCCCGCGGGACGGCAAAGCCACCATCGGCGCCGGTAGCGGCAGTAAAGCTCTTGATGCCGGTCTCCAGCCCGCGCCGCAGATACTGATCGACAAAGCTCTTGGTCTCGGGCGCCTTGCCCTCGCCACCACCGAGCGAAGGGCGCGCACCGGTGCGGGCGAGCCGCTCGATCCGCTCGCGCATCGTCGCGCCTTCGGCGCGGATAGCCTCGATATCGCTCTTCACGCCATCGAGCCCGGTCTCGAGCGCGGCGATGCGCTCTTCATGCTCCTCGGCCGCGAGCAGGCTGTCAAACGAGGCCTCGAGCGGATCGGCCTCGGCCTTGAGTTCGAGGGGATTTGCGGGGATTTCCATCATTTCTTCCTTCCGTTCTGGGTTCACACGGGGAAAACCCCCGGATTGCGGGCACAAAAAACCCCGCCGAGGCGGGGCAGATGGGGAAAGGCAGGGAAAGGCGGAGAGCGGTCAGCGCAGCATGTGCACCCTGGCCCCCGGCATCATCGGCACGCTGACCAGGCTCACCTCGACCAGATCAAGATCGATCAATTCGCGCGGGCTCGTGCCTTGGGTATGGCGGACGCGATAGCCGAAGCTGAGCCCCCGCACAGCGCCGCTTCTCAGTGCAGCAACCGCCTCATCCGCCGTATCGTCGAGCGCTGCGACGACGCGCAGCCCGCGCCGGTCCTCCTGCGCGAGCGTCACCGATCCGATGCGCCCATCAGGCCGATGCTGCCAGAGCAAGGGCAGCCGATGCGCTGCCTCGCCTAGCGATCGCCGGAACGCTCCGCGCCGTACGATGTCGCCGCCCCGATCGACCCGGTCGAACAAAGCGGCATAGCCAGCCAGCCGCACGCTCATTGCACCATATCGCCGAGGCCCAGCTGCACCGCGAGAGCGGCGAGCAGCAACGCCATCACGCCGCGCACGAATTTGTCGAAGGCCTGGCCCCAGATGCCCGACCGCGCATCGCGCCAGCCCTGGAGCAGTTCACGCAGCTCGCGCAGGTCCGCCCCTGCATCGGCATCGGCAAGGCCGATCCGGGCGAGCGCACGGCCCGCGCCCAGATCGCCCGCTTCTTCCACCACTGCGCGCAAGGTGGCGACATCCGCGCCTTCCTCCGCGGCTTGCGCGAGCAGGCTGGCGAGCATGTCTTCGCTTTCCATCGTCATGTTCCGATCCCCAGCCCGATCCCGAGCATCGCGCGCTTTTCCTCCGGCGAGAGAAAGTCCGCAGAGCCCACTTGCTGCCACAGCCGCTCGCGGTCCTCGGACAACGCCGGCACCTTGTCCTGATCGACCGAGAGCGCGGCTCCCGGCCACCAATGCGCAAGCCCCTCGGCCAAGGCGGCGGTGATCTTGTCCGCGAGCGGCAGAAGCGTCAGCCGCCACAATGCGCGATTGGCCTCGCGATAATTGGCATAGGTATTGTCACCGGGCAGGCCCAGCAGCATCGGCGGCACCCCGAAAGCGAGCGCAATCTCGCGCGCCGCATTCGATTTGAGCGCGACGAAATCCATGTCCGCTGGCGACAGCGCCATGCTCTGCCAGCTGAGGCCCCCTTCCAGCAGCATGGGGCGCCCGGCATTGGCGTGCCCGGCAAAGCTCGCCTCCAGCTCGGCCTTCAGCCGGTCGAACTGTTCGGGCGTCAGCACGCTGCCGGGCTCGTCGGGGCGATACACCAGCGCGCCCGAAGGACGCGCCGCATTGTCGAGCAAGGCCTGGTTCCAGCGGCTCGCGGCATTGTGCACCGCCACCGCGCGCGCCGCCGCGCCGAGACAGCCCAGGCCATAATGGTCGTCGCTCGGGTGAAAGGCCTTGATATGCACGACCACCGGCGCGCCATCGCCCTCGTGCGTCGCGAGCCGGGTAACGCTGTCGCCGACGCGGTATACATAAGCGGCAGGCCAGCCGCGCACGTCGGGTTCGATGCTCACCCGGTCGGGGCGCAGCGCGAACAGCTCGGCAGGCTTGCCATCGGCGTCGCGCAGGATTTGCACATAGCCATTGCCGTGCAGCAGCAGATGGGCCGCCAGCGTTTCCATCAGCCCCTGGCCCGCGCTGGTGGCAGAGACGAGCGCACCGATCGCAGGATCGGAAGCCAGCAGCGGCGCGCCGCCCACCCCTTCCGCCACCAGCCGCACCGCGCGCTGGGCGATGGGGTTGTCGCAATAGGCCGCGCGGACCTGTTCGGCATGGCTGAGTGGCGGATCGGCGAGCGCGAGGCTCCATGGGCTGGTGAAGGCGCGCGCCAGCACCGGCCTTGCGACGCCCGCGCCTTTCAGCGCGAGCGCCAGCTGCTTCCAATATCCCATATCATGTCTCCAGCGATCGGATGCGCGGGATGCCGCGCCGTCCCAGCATCAATTCGGTGAGTGCCCAGACCAAAGCATCGGCACGGTCGGGCGATCGGCCCGGACCCTGATAGGAACCGCCCGCCATCAGCCCGCACATCTCGTCCTCCAGCCGCGCAAAGGTGCCGCAATGCACCACGCGGCCTGCTTCGTAGAGCGCAGCCACCGGCTCGGCGCGCGCCACCTTGCCGCGGCTGGCGTGCACCAGCCGCACCGGCAGCGCGATGTTTGCGGCGCGCAGCACCGCACCGACCATCTCGCCGCCCTGATTGGCCTCGGCGATGATCCGGTCCGCGCCCCAGGCGTCCGACGCCGCCGATACCGCGCGCGCCCAGCCTTCGGGCGATGCGCCTTCAACCGAACAATCGGCCAGCACCGCCGCGCGGCCATCATCCTGCAGCGCGCAGACGATGATGCCGCACGCGTCGCCGGACGACCCTGCAGGCGGATCGACCCCGATGACGACTCGGACCAGGCCGTGGCCTTGCCAGCGCACCCGGCACGCCTCGATCTGGCTGCGGCTCCAAAGCGCACCTTCGATATCCTCGAGCAGTTCACCGTCGAGTTCCTGCCGTCCCAGGGCAGTGCCGCCATAATGCCGCTCCACCGCCGCAAGGAAGGCCGGCGGCAGGTTGGCCCGGTTGGCATGGCTGCTGCCCCGACTGATGACAAGGCCCGGATCATCCAGCAGCCGCCGCACCAACGGCACTGCCCGCGGCGTAGTGGTGGCACAGACCTGCGGAAGCGATCCCACGCGCAGGCCGAGCTGCAGATTGTCCCAGGCCGCCATCGCCCGGCCCGAGGCATTGTCCCATTTCGCGATCTCGTCGCACCAGGCATGGCTGTGTTCGGGACCGCGCAAACCTTCGGGCTCGGCGGCGGAGAACAGCACCGCTTGCGCCCCACCCGGCCAGCGCAACCGGCGCAGCGAGGGCTCCCAATGCGGCCGCACCTGCTCGGGCGCGATCGCCAGCAGTCCGCTCTGCCCCTCGACCATCACGCTGCGCGCCTCGGCCAGGTTCGCTGCGACCAGCGCGATGCGCGCGTCGGCGACCGACTCGCCGATCGCCCGCACCCATTCGGCCCCGGCGCGCGTCTTGCCGAAACCGCGCCCGGCGAGGATCAGCCAGGTGCGCCAATCCCCGGGTGGCGGCAATTGCTGGGGGCGCGCCCAGAACGGCCAGTGATGCGCCAGCGCTGCCACCGCGCCATCGGAAAGGCCGTCCAGATACAACCGCGCGGCCTCGCCTGGCATGGCCGCCAGCCGTTCGGCCAGCGAAAGTTCTGTCATCGGCTGCCAGGCGCGATCGCATCCGGCACTGCCTTGTCTGCTGCGCCCGCATCCAGCCGTTGCCGGATCTGCTCCAGCGTCGCCGCGAGCTGATCGCGCGCGCTCCTGGCGGCCAGCGGATCGGGTGGCTGCTCGGCGCGGGCCTTCTCGGCGCTCTGCTTGTACGCCATCAGCAGCTTCAGGCCCTGCGCATCGTCGAATTCGGTCGCCTTGCCGATGCTGCCGTCGGGGCGCTTGACCGGCTTGATCGTACCGAAGCGTGCGGTCTTGAGCATGCGGAACTCAAGCTCGTCATAGCCGGTGGCGATCGCCATCTGCCAACCATGGCTGAATGCCGGGCAGCTCGCCCGCAACCGATAGACTGCCGAGCGTGACACACCGGCGCGCTTGGCCGAAAGCGAAACGTTAGACGTTTCGGCAAGATGGTCGAGGAACGCGCACAGGCTTTCCTCCGACAGGCTGTCGGACAAGTTCGTCTCCGCAGGGCACAGGATAAGTGAGAGAGCCTGTCGCCGGGTCACTCCCGACTCGCTCCATCTCGATGTTCCTGATTTGTACCCAATCAGCGTGACGATGTCAAGGCAAAATAACCAATGCGGTTAATAGAGCTCGTCGGGCGGCGGCGGGTCAAGCATCAGGTTCAACCGCCGCAGCGCCAGAGCGGCGAGGCGCTGGGTCTCGCTCTTGCGCCGGGCAGCCGCCAGCGGACGCGTGGCGGCGGGACGTATGATCTCGGCATCATAGGCATCGGCGACGATCAGCCCGGTGACATCGGGCAGAAACGCCTCGCCACCGACCAGCCCTGGATCGAGCGCCGGACAAAGCCCCCAGTAGAACCGGTCGCAATGGTCGAGATACTCGCCCCATTTGGCATCGCCCAGCAGATCGGTGCGCGCCACCTTGATCTCCACGATGATGATCTGCCCACGAGCATCGATGCCCATCAGATCGGCGCGCCTGCCATTGGGCAGGGCCACTTCTGAGGCCACCCAGATCTGATTGCGCCGGAACAGTCGCCCGATTCCGCGCGCGACCGCTGCCGCGCCGGCTGGCGGGCCGCCGGGCGAGGCGATGGGCATGATCGGCAGATCGCTCGGGTCAGCCGAGCGCAGGGTCTGTGGCAGGCGCGTGTCCATGCCACCTGCTAATACAAAACGGGAACAAAGGAAAGCCTGCGCTCAGCTTCAGCAATATTCGGGATGGACGCTCGTCGGCTTGAGCACATCCGCAAAGGCTTGGCGCGATTCGCGATACAGCAGGGCCGCTGCCGCTTCGGCGCGATGTCCGCGTCCACGCGCCTGTTCGAGCGCCGCAAGACCAGCCTGCAGGGCCGCGCAGATCGCGTCGAGCTCGGTCGCCATTCGGGCGGTGACCATGGGCTCGGCCTGGGTCAGCCAGGCCGCGAGCGCCGCGCGTTCTCTCAGTCCGGAAACGGGTTCGGCCGCCGAGCGACCCGACCATCGCGCCAGTATCGCGAGCACGGTACCGATCGCATCGATTCGCGCGAGCAGCGAATCGATAGCCGCGCTGGCGCGCGAATCGGACTGGATGGGCAAGAGCGGAGCAAACATCGCGTAATACCGTGGTGCCATCCGGTTAACATCGCGATAAAGGTCCGCAACGGATCATTTCCGTGGCGCGAAAGACACAATCTTTCACAATAGCCGCATATCTTAGCATTTTTCTCTTGTGCACCGCAGCACAGCGGGGCAGCATTGCTGTCGCTGATTGTGAGCACTCCATATGTGGCGCCAAGGGACGCTAGCAAAAACAGAGAGTAGCCACTGCAGCGCAGGCGGGACGAAACGCATCCAGTTGAAAGGAAAAACATGCGTACGTCCAAATTCCACCTGGGCCTTGCGGGCCTCGCCCTCCTCGCGTCGTCGGCTGTCGCCACCCCTGCTTTTGCGCAGGAAGAGGAGTCCAAGCCGGTAACGATCACGGGCTCTGTCGGTCTTGTGTCCGACTATCGCTTCCGCGGCGTTTCTCAGTCGGATGAAGGCGTGGCAGTCCAGGGCGGCTTCACCGTCAACCACGAATCGGGTTTCTACGTCGGCACATGGGGGTCCAACCTGGCCGGCTGGGGCACCTTTGGCGGCCCCAATCTCGAGGTCGACCTGTTCGCCGGTTATGCCACCACCGTGGGCTCGGCCGGCATCGATGTGGGCGTGACCTGGTACATGTACCCCGACGGCTTCGACAACACCGACTTTTTCGAAGGCTATGCCAAGCTGAAGGGCACCGCAGGGCCGGTTTCGCTGACCGCAGCGGTCTATTACGCGCCCAAGCAGGAAGCGCTCGGCAACTTCTCGAACACGCCGTTCAGCCGTGGCCAGAAGCAGGACAATCTGTACCTGGCTGGCGATGCCAGCGTTGCCATCCCCGACACGCCCGTGACGATCAACGCGCATATCGGTTATTCGGAGGGCAATCCCGGTCTCGGCCCCAACGGTACCAGCGTGACGCCCACCGGCGAATACTGGGATTATTCGATCGGCGCGGCAGTGAACGTCTATGGGCCGCTGACGCTCAGCGTCTCCTATGTCGATACCGACATCACCCGCGCGGAATCGGCCTATCTGCTGCCGAACTTCCAGAAGTTCCGCAACGGCGGCGGCCAGATCGCAGACGGCACGATCGTGTTCGGGGTGACCGCCGCCTTCTGA